ATGGTTAGTCGCCCACCGCCCAGCTGCTTTTGAATCAGACTGCAGTCCAACTCCTGGGAAAATAGACTTATAGACCTCTGAGTCCACCAAGTTACGTACCTTACGCCCGAAGCCCACGGCAAGTTCAGCGGTGTGAGAGGTTTGGATAACCTTTTTGCCTGGATATTTACCCAAGAACCAAGCAGGTAGTAGATAGGAAGCAAACTCAGACTTAGTATGACGAGGTGGCATGTTAATAATGAGCCTTTTAATCTCCCCACTAGCCACTTTCTCGAATGCTTCAGCCATTTTGGCATGATGTCTCCCTGATATGAACGAAGGCCACACTAAATTCACGAATTTAATGAATTTGTCCTGTGCCAACTCCTTATTTTTCATTTTTTCTAACGCATCTAGCTCTTCAAGCAGCCGTGCTTGCTCTTCTTCAGTAAATAAATGAAGATAATTAGGTAAATCCTTTAGTTGTAGCTCACCTAATACCGATTCAGGTTGCATCTTGTGCTTCCTCTTCATCTTTTTTCTTAGTTGGAGTGGCTACACCGAGTTCATCGTCTAAAGAATCTAGTGTAATGGGGGTAACATCAATGATTTCTGCGTTAAGCAGGCGTTTTACACGTTCTTTAATGGCTGATTCTAGGTCTGTAGAGTTCTTATAGTTGACTGTAACCTCACTTCGCTCTGTAAATAGGGCAATATCTGAGTGTTTACCTAGTAATTCAATGGCTTTTAGTTCAAATCTAGCGTCACCACAATTAGCAAGTTCCAATAATTTATTAGTTAGAGCCGACCTTACGTCGTTCATATCTGTTGCCAACCGTGCGGAGTATACCCTGATGAATTCTCTAGCAGCAAATGCCATCCCTGGAGTGGTTAGAGCCTTCTTGTCTTGATTTTTTAGCGATTGCTCCAGTAGCTTGGACGTTTTGACTGCTGATTCTGCATCTATTTCTGGGGGTGTACCTAGTTCATCTAGTAGGCTTTGTGTGTTTGCGCTTAGTTCTAGCTCTTCCATGAACGATGTTGTCTCGTCATCTTGGGCTACGTAAGGCATCTTATGTTCTTTGGTAGGTTCGATTTTTATTCTCATTTGCAAAGCGGCACCGCTTAGTTTGTTAGCGCACATTACTATTATATTTTTATTTTGTCAAGTCTCTTGTAGGTACCATTGACGGGGGGTGTTTCTGTGTAGAGATATATGTATTCTGTGGTACAAAATGAATAGGGGGTGGGGGGTCTGTGAAAAATGATAACCTAATGTGCATATTATAGATGAAGGGAGGATTTCGGAGTCCCGAACTGTATTTGGGGGTATGGGGTGTGATAAAATGCTTGCCTATACTTCATTATGGGTATGGGTGACTAAAGATATTGTATTATGTATCACGATTTGCTATTATGTAATCACTGGCTAACGACTAGCAGTTAGCAAGTCTAGCCAGCACCCTAACAATTGTTAGGGTTATTTAAAAAGGAAAAGTATCATGAGCAAAGTAAATAAAGCAGTTAACGAAGTATTGGTAAACGCTATCGTAACACCAAGTAGCGCGTTAGAAGTAGCGAGAGCAAACGCAGTTGAGGGTATCATGGGCGGATATGGTGCAGTAAGGGAATACGCCATCATGATGAACGAATACTATGCACCCGATAGCACCCGCCCGATTGTGCATTGGTTTGATGTTGAGCATACATTCAAGGATGACTTTTCACTTGCAGTCAACGCAGAAAAGAAACTGTTTTATACAGCCTTAAATGAGAGAGCAAAGGCAAAGGGCGCAATAACTAACCCTAGCACATATTGGGCTCGCATTAGGAAAGCGGGTAAAGAAGAAAGACTAGGCACACAAGCGGATGAGATTAACGAAACGCTAGAGGGTGGCGCAGAAGTAGTCAACGAAGGCGCAAGCGGTGAGAGTAATGAACGCAGTCCACAATTGCGTTATGTGGATGAATTAACCCGCCTTTATAAATTCGGGGAACGCAAGGGTGCAGAGTTACCCGCCAACCTAGTTGATGTGCATAGAAAAGTAGGTGAAGCCCTAGAGTTGTGTGGTGTAAAACTTAATATGATTAAAGCATAACACGATACCCGCAAGCCAGCCCGCCTAACAAGCGGGCTTTTTTTTGCCTAACAATTGTTAGGCTATTTTTTTGTTTATCGGATACATATGATAGTTCTCATGTGAGTAGTAAAGTATGGTGAGAGATACATAACAATGTGATACAGAGTTATATTAGATGGACATGATAGTTCTCATGTAAGAGGTAAAACCTATTGTTACGTTTATTTTTTGTATTGTTACGTTTTGGTATTTTGTAAGTCATTGATTTATATACTTTGTTACAAAACAGGGGTATAAAGTTACGTTTCTAAAAGCCTAATGTAATCAATGACTTAAGGTGTAATAATGCGGGTTTCAGAGGGTATTGTTACATTTTTAAAAATTGAGAGTGCAGAAATCAAAAGAGGCATATACGCAGAAAAGCATAACAATACAAAAGCAGAAAGCAACGAGGACATACTACTATCTATAACAATATAACTTTATAACAATATACTTCTAACCCGCATAAACACTAGCTTTCTATTGTTACATTCTACTTTTCACTTTTATAACAATATAACAACATTCCGTAACAATACCATTTTTATCTTTAGTCACGCACCCCGACAAGATTTCCCCCTAATTTATAACTATGTGATACAATATAGTTGTAGTTGGATAAAGCGTAGTTAAACAATAAGCCTAACAATTGTTAGGGTAAATATAAGGGGTAACAAAATGAATAAATACCAAGTAATAGATAAATACAACAGACGCGGATATGTGGAAGCATATACAACATACGAAGCCCAACAAAAAGGTGCTCGTATGATGGGTGCTAAAAATCCTTACGAGATAACAGTAGTTTTATTAGAGTTAGAGGGTAAAGACTATGTGCATAGTGCGGGGAGTTTATAAAATGAATAACAGAACATTTACTAAAGATGCTTTTGATTTATTGATAGTGTTTTACTTTGTAATTATAGCGTGTGTTATCGGTGGTGTTTATTTTGCCTAACAATTGTTAGGGTAACTTTTAAGGATATGTAGCATGAGATTTAATAAAACAACACTAGCTAAAGCTAGACAAGATGTATTAGAGCAGAAAGAGTTTTATGTGCCTAACCCCAAAGCAAAGGGTATAGGTTCGGTGTATGGTGAACATATGGGTGAATTGTATTGTGTGTTTAGTTATGGCTATCACTTCCCTATGTTTGTGTATGACAAGGCTATCAATGAGTGGCTAGGTAACATGGATAAGTATTCACCAACGACAAGTAAACAGATGGGCAAGTGTCACCCTCACGATGTGAGCAAGTGGTTAAGCACAGACCAATTGGTGCAGATAGTAAACAAGGGCGGGTATTTGCAGTATCAATTATTAAAGAGATGGAGATGCCGTTATGATGACTGAAAGAGAGTGTTTGACATGGATACTAGGGTTTACTTTTGGTAAGAATGAATTGGATAGTAATGACCTAACCGAGATGGCGGAATATATACATTCAACATTAACCAAAACAGAAACATGGGAATTAGAGCCAATAGCTAGGGGGATTGTAAGATGAGTAGCGATGATTGGGATAAGGTAATTGGTTGGGTATGTATTATTGGCATAGTTTTTTATATTGTATGGAGGTGAGAGATGGAAATTCGTAATGTAAGTGCGAAGTGTATTGATATGGATAACCCAAGTGCATTGGTATTGCATAAGGTTGACTATGAGTATAAGGATAGTGGTGTGTGGGTTGGTAAGTCTGTGCAAGTGTTAGCAACAGACCCAATGGATGCTATTAACTATGTGCGAGGTGGCTATGGAGAAGCGTAAGGGTAAGCCAATAGGTGTAAAGCCACGAAGCCTAACAATTGTTAGGGATGATGCAAGTGATACACCTACTGCCAAGAATGAACCAACAGTTAAGCAGAGGATAATTATTGCATGGATGAACTATGCAAGCATACAAGCCCTTGTGCCTAGCCAAAAGAAATATAAAGAAGCACAGTTAGCATTTGTCGCTAACCTTGCTGACAAGATGGGCAAGCAGTTTCCGCAAGATGTATTAGATTGTGCGATAGCCAAGAAAGATATAGTTAATCTATTAAGGAGTAGGGATGCAACAGAAGCATAGCATTAGAAAGATTAGTTGGGTAGGTGAGAGCAAGGACTTTAAGACATGGGCTGTTAAGTTTAAGAGATATAACTTAAGCGATGACATTATCTTTATCCAAGCAGATGATGCGATAGATGCGTATAACAAAGCAGTTAAACGATTGGAGAATGAGGTATGAGTGATGCGACTAGCCTAACAATTGTTAGGGTGGATTTAGATGATGAATGGCTTTTACCTAGTATGTATGAGGTAGAGTTTAACAAGGCGGTAAGTGATGAAGCCCCGCATAATTTATTATTTTTACGAGCCACAGACGAGTTAGATGCGATGCGACAAGTGCATGAGATGATTACCAATGGTGAGATAAAGGAGGTGACACTATGATTTATGGTAACAATGTTGAATGTGATTGTGGCGAGGAGATACCAAGCGGGCGGGTATTGCTTGGGTATACGACTTGCATTTATTGTGGTGAGATAGAAGCACAGAAAGTTAAGCATTGTATTGTGCCTATGAATAAGAGTAACTATGTAGTAGTAACTAACCCCGATGTATTAAAGCAGTTAAACCCTAAACGACTAGGAGATATGTGATGAAGTGCGTTGATAGCTTTGTGTTAGGCATAGCCTTTGGAGTATTGCTAGGTTGTATGTTGGCGATGTTGTATGCGAAACCTAAAATGTGTGAGGTGGTATCGGGTGACCTAAACCATACTCATGTAAGGTATGGTGTATTAGTGGATGGAGATATGTGATGGAGGAGTGGCTAGAGAATAGACCCCCGCTTAAAGATTACCTAATTGCATTTATTATGGTGTATGGTAAGAGGTGCGATGGCTTTGGTAATGATGGGTGGCTAGATGATATACCCGAAGCCCTTGATAGCCCACGAGTTTATATGTGGGAGAAGCTATGTAGTCATGGGTATATGTGGCGCAGTAAGGATATGCTGACTGTAAGAATTACTGCAAAGGGTATGCGAGTTGTATCGGGTAAGGAAGATGTGCCCCATGATTTAATTTTGTGGCACGATATGTATTAGATAGCCTAACAATTGTTAGGGTAATTTTTTAAGGAGAGAGTGATGTCGTATTATCGTAATAGTGGTATCCCTAGATTGAAAGACTATAAGCAAGCATTGGATTTGCATAATAACACCAAGCCGATACGAGGCAGAACACCCGAACTGCGACCTTTGGGTAAGCGAGCAAACACATGGTATCAGATTGAGTTAGGTGTAAACCAAGAGGTGATTTGCAAGCAGTATGGTGAGCCGATTGTAGCCTTTCATTCTAATGGTGAGATTGAGATTAAAGATTATGTGTATCGCACTATATCTACTGCACACTTTGTAGAGGAAGTGTTAGGGGTAAGAGCATACATACATGACAAGTCATTGATTATGTTTAATGGTGGCAGAGATGACAAGCAGTATCGTGTGCCCGACCCTCGTGAGGGTAGCATAGTCTTTAAGCGTGACGAGAACTATCATAATGCGCTTGTTTATGTGCGGGGTGGTATGGAATGTTTTACGCATACAATCAATCGTCAAGTTAAAAAAGAACTATTACTTAAGCATAAGGATTTATTTGATTATGTGCGAGGCATGGTGAAACTGCGTGAGGGTGAGCATTTCGGCACTAACATATCCATATGGGGTAGTGACTATAACAATGCCAATGACCCTGTGCGTAGTAAAAACTTCAAGGATTATATTGCTATTATTAAAGGATATATAAGCAATACTGACCCTGACACAAAGTTAGAAAGTTGGGGTAATTTAATTGATATATTAGGTAAAGACTTTGGCACATATCATTATCAGTATCAAGGTAAAACGCTTACGCATGCACAGGCGGTGAGTGGGCTAGAGGTAATACTCATGGGCTTACATCGTGATACTGTGTTTGACAAAAAGCCGATTGATAATGGCGATATTAAACGAGATAGGTATTCGGTGTATTGGGGTAGAGGTTGGAATGAATATCACAATAACGACTAAAGGTTATTTACTTTTATATTTATTTGTATTACAATGTTACAACAGTTGGAGATTTGTAGGATAGCCACCTACCCTAACAATTGTTAGGTTATTTTTTAATGCCATACACATAGGAGAGAAATCATGGCTGAATTAAATTTTGGAAAATCAGTATCACTAGCACAAGCAGTTAAAGTTATGCTTGCTACACCAAACAATCGTTATCACTTGCAAGGTGAAGCGGGTATAGGTAAATCATCATTACTTAAAGCCCTTGCTAAAGCATTACCTACCCACGAGGTAGCATACATTGATGTGCCGAACATGGACTTGGGTGATATTGCGATGCCTGTAGTAAACCACGAGAACAAGACAACGGCATACTATCCGAACTCACGCTTCAAGTTACATACAGGTAAGCCTGTCATTATTATGCTTGACGAGTTTCCTAAAGGTGCTGACCCTGTAAAGAATATGTTACACCCGCTATTAGAAGTAGCTAACCCACGCTTGGGTGATGTGTCTATTCATCCCGATAGCATTATATTTCTTACAGGTAATCTGACTACTGACGGACTAGGTGATAACTTAAAGGCGCATAGTCGCAATCGGTTAGTGTCATTGACTATCGCTAAACCTACAAGCGAGGAGTGGATTGAGTGGGCTATGAATAATGATATTGCCCCCGAAGTTATTGCTTTCGCTAGACAATTCCCGCAGATATTTGCGAGTTATACAGATGCGAGCCAAGCAGATAACCCTTATATCTATAACCCACGCAAGATGCAGTTTGCATTTATCTCACCACGCAGTTTGGAACGAGTATCTAATATCGTTAAGGTTCGCCAAATGTTTGATACTGATACTCTGATAGCTAGTATGTCGGGTGCAATTGGTGAGAGTGGTGCGAGAGATATGCAAGCCTTTATTGATTACTCTGACCAATTGGAGAGTTGGGAAACTATTATCAAAGCACCTAAAACTGCCAAGATACCAACGAGTGCGGGTGCTAGTGCGATTATGATTTTCGGTGCGATTAGCAAGATGAGTAAGGAAGCTATCAATCCGTTTATGGAATACCTAGAACGCTTCTCACCCGAATGGCAAGCGTGTTTTGCAATCAACATCGCCAAGACACCAAGCAAGCAAGCTATTGCATTTAGTAGTGGTAAGTTTGCTGATTGGGTGCAAAAGAACGAGGACTTACTGTAACCAATACCCTAACAATTGTTAGGCAAATAAGGAGAGCAACATGAGTGATGTAAAAGATAAAGAGGAACGCAGACTATCTAAAGTAAAGATTAGTATTATGCGTAACCCGAAGTTTGCATTGTGGAGTGGGTTGATGACTGTAGGTATTACAGAAGTTACTGATGACCCTCACCTACCGACTGCGGGTACTGATGGGCGCAACGAGTTTTACAACAGAGAGTTTATCAAGAGCCTAGATGATAAAGAGTTAGCCTTTGTGGTATTACACGAAACATTACACAAGGCATATCGTCACCTGTTTACTTGGAATAAGTTGGCATTGATTGATAGGCAAGTAACCAACATGGCTTGTGACTATGTGATTAACCTAGAGATTGTAGACATGGATACAGAGGGTGATTTACTGCGTATACCTACAAGAGATGGTAAGCCTTTCGTACTACTAGACAATAAGTATCGCGGTATGAATACCAAGCAAGTGTTTGACTTATTGATGCAAGATAAGGAAAACGAGGAAGGTATATGGGGTAAGCCTAGCGATGGTGATGGTGATGGTGAGAGTGGTGGCGATGGCGGGGATAGCTTTGACAATCACGATTGGGATAAGGCTAAAAAACTAACCGAAGCCGAAGCTAAAGAGTTACAGAAAGAGATTGACCAAGCTATTCGTCAAGGTGTTATTGCACATAACAAGGTAGTAGGTAGTGGTGCGGGTGGCTTGCCTAGAGGGTTGGAGGAAATGCTTGAACCCGAAGTGGATTGGCGGGAGGTATTGCGAGAGTTTGTTAAGGCTACCTGTAGTGCAAAAGATGTAAGCAGTTGGCGCAGACCTAATCGCAGATACATATCAAGTAATGTGTATATGCCTAGCATGATTGGTGAGAGTGTCGGACACCTAGTAGTTGGTGTAGATACGAGTGGCAGTATTCAAGGTAAAGAACTTACCGAGTTTCTTACAGAGGTTAAGGCTATTGCTGATGAGGTACACCCTAACAAGGTTGACTTGATGTATTGGGATGCAGAAGTAGCGGGGCATGAGGAGTATGACCAATATAGCTTTGAGAACATTATTAGTCATACTAGACCAAAGGGAGGCGGTGGTACTGACCCGACCTGTATGATTGACTTTATGCGTGAAAAGAATATCAAGCCCGAAGCAATCATCATGCTAACCGATGGGTGTATCGGTAATTGGGGTACAGATTGGAACGCACCTATCTTATGGACTATTGTGCGTAACAAGAGAACGACTGCACCTGTAGGTAAAACAATTCATATTAAGGAGAGTTAAGATGAGTATTAGTAATAGCGCAGTATTAGTAGAGTTAAACATCAGTATATGGACTGCTAACAAGTTAGATAGAGGTGCGACTGATGCAGTATTGTTAAGTAACTCGGCAAGTAAAGATAGCGCACAGGTACGCAAGAACTTAATGGCGGGTACTGACAAGCGTAAGAAAATTGCTGATTATGCTTCACGAGCAAGGTTGTATCACAATCAGACTACTCTAGCATGGGCTGACAAAGGTGCAAGGCTATTACCTACATCATTGTTTATGGACTACAAGACCAACATGAATGTGTGGCAAGGCAACATTAATAACATGATTGATAACTTCATCAACGATTATGATATGTTAGTTGACCAAGCTAAAACACATATGGGTACTTTGTTTAATGCAGATGATTACCCTAGTAAAGATGAACTGCGTGATAAGTTTGGGTTTAAGTTGGTGTTTACACCAATCCCCGAAAGCGGTGACTTTAGGTTGGATATTCCGAAGCAAGATATTGCGGAACTATCATCGCAATATGATGAGGCTTTTAACTCACGCTTGGGTGATGCCATGAACGAAGCATGGGGCAAGTTACATACCATGTTGACTTACATGAGTGACAAGCTAACGACTGAAACTGATGATGATAAGAAGCGATACCACGATAGTCTTATCACTAATGCACAGGAGTTATGTGGGTTACTTACTCACCTTAATATTACGAAAGACCCGAAGTTAGAGGAAGCAAGGCGGTCTTTAGAACTCACTATGATGGGTTTAGATATTGAGGATATTAAAGAACAAGTATCTGTGCGTAACGATGTTAAAGCACGAGTAGATGATATTCTTGCAAAGTTTGATTGGTAGACACCTACCCTAACAATTGTTATGGTAATTACATGGAGAACATGATGATTGAATTAAGTATTGTAGATATATGTTTCACGATATGGGCGGGTGTGGCTACTGCACTATACTTTGCTACTCGGAAAGAGTTAGATAGATGTAAGTATATGACTGTACGTATGTTGTATGACTTACATGAGGGTAATGTGGAATTAGTTAAGACTGCTGATGGTGAAGGACTAACAATTAAGGAGAAAAATAAGTGAGCTATACTAATGTTATGTTGGATAAGGCTGATGTTATTCATCCCGAACTTAAACCTTTGATTGATGCACTTGCAGTTAAGTATCCGTCATGGGAATTGAAATGCACTAGATGGGATAAATGGCATAATGATGAAGTGTATCCCGATATAAGTGGTAAAGAAGTTGGTAGGTACTTTGAAGTAAAACAAAAGGGTGAGGTAATAGGTGAGGTATGGATTGAGGGCTATGGCAAAAGGCGGTTTGGGTTTAACAATTCTCGGATTGGTAAATCAATGGAACGAGGCTATGGCAAAAAGACAGGCGACTTAAAGAAAGCGATTAAAGAAATTGGTAAGTGGTTTTCGCCCGCTAGTCTTGCCGAGAGAGTTGAAAGCATAGCAGATGATGCGATTAGACTATTACATGGGCACTCTAGAACTACTAGGTATGCAGTTAGTAATGTGTGGAGTGATAACATTGAACGGACTGCACAAGAGTTTGTGCTAGGTAGATGGGATGAGTTTCTCAAATATGTGCAAGGGGATACAAACCTAAACCAATCCGATAGGGCGCAGATTGTTAGGCTACCCGAAGTAATGGAGAATAAATCTATTGCAACGCATATTAACAATATGTATGGGACAGGTAAGGCAAGCCTAATCATACTAGAGAATGACAATTACATATTTATGCGTAAGGGTAATGATGAAGTATCAATCTTGTCTAGTAGTGAAGTAACAGAATATGTTAAGCTAAACATAGGTTTATTAAAGCTATTAGATAGTGATGATAATGTAGCGATGACACCACGAGGTATGAAAACTAAACCAAATTGCTTTATCATTTTAGATGAAGGAGTGTAGTAATGACAAAGAAAAAAGAATATATACCTACTAGGTGGTTTGACCCCGACTTTGTGTATGTTGATGCAGAGCATACTGATATAACTAAAACATGGCGCAAGTTTGGATGGACACCCCCGACAGAATATCGTACTGATTATAACTTTGGTGGACAGGAGAGAGGAGTATGAACGAAGCAGAGAAGCGCAAAGGCAGAGGTAAAGGCAAGAAACCCGCACTTGGTATGATTAGCTTGCGTATAGATAAAGATGTATTAGACTTCTATAAAACGCATTACAAATCTAATGTGCAAAAAAAGTTGAGAGAAGTATTAACTGAATATGTAGCTACCCTTAAGGAGAAACAAAGTGAGAATATCTAAAGAACTATATGTGTACCACAAAAATGGTACTGTGCATAAATCAGAAACAGTAAGAAATGTATTGAAAGTTAAACCTAACATCAAACCACAATTGCTTGCAGAGAAGTTAAAGATTGACCAGTCATTAGTTTACTTCTTGCGTAAAGAGATGATACCTAATCTTGCAGTAGCAACAGGCAAGTCACTAGATGAAGCCTATGACGAAGTAACACAGACAGATACGCTTGACTATGATATGATGGGCTATGCACCTAGTATACCTGTTATTCATACTGCACAAGAGCATGACCCTGTTAATCACCCTAGTCATTACATAGTAGGTGGTATTGAAACGATTGACTTTATTGAGGCTAAAGGTCTTAACTACAATCTAGGTAATGTGGTAAAATACATGACAAGAGCCGACCATAAAGGAAACAAGGTAGAGGACTTAAAGAAAGCCTTGTGGTACTTAAATAGAGAATTACAGAACTTGCAAAAATAAATCACAGGGGAGTTGTGATACGCACATAGGCATTAGCCTTGTAGATGTAAACCCTATAGTGTGTAGGTAGTTTCCCCGAATTAAAAACTACCTATGTTTCCGTCACCTTGAGAGTAGCAAGTAATCTACATATCTACTCACCCCCGACCCCCCTTAATTGGGGGGTTTTTATTTGCCCTAACAATTGTTAGGCTAAACAGTCAAATAATGTTTGACATTGTTAATCCCCTGTGAGATACTCAAGACAACACATAGAGGAGAAACTATGGCAACGACCCCCGAAAAGAAAGTCAAAGATAAAGTAGTTAAGCTACTTAAAACCCACGAGATATATTATTTTTTTCCCGCTACGCATGGCTTTGGTAGAAGCGGTGTGCCCGACATTATCTGTTGCGTACGAGGTAAGTTTGTAGGCATTGAATGTAAAGCGGGCACTAATAAGCCTACTGCACTACAAGAAAAAGAAATGAACGCAATCATGCAAGCGGGTGGCTACACCTTTGTAGTCAATGAATTAAACCAAGACGAACTAAACGAACAGTTAAAGGAAATAATTAATGGACACAAGTAATATGAATAAGGGTGTGCAAATCATTCTTGAACGCATAAAAAGTAACCCCGAAGAATTTATGCTTAATAACAGTATCCATACCGAAACAAATAAGTGGGCAGATGTAATTATTGGTATTAGGCAAAGAATGACCAAAATGGCGGGGTATCCGACTACACAAAATGGGCTATATAGCATGGAGGAGTTATCCTATCTGACTGACGAGGAAGTTATCGCTATGGATATTGCACTAAAAGGTGTACGCAGAGATGACTTCACCAAGCGCGTGATGGGCAAGCTACTAGATGACGCGGAGGAGGGAACTATCATAAGCAGTGTTACGCCCAAAAACATTTACGCTTCACATGAGCAAGTTAAAGCTATGCGAGCCTACATGAAAGCCGAAGCGGATAAAGAACAATTAAAAGCCCACATAGAAGCGCACGAAATCATGCTGACCCAAGCTAATTTAGCTGATGCGCTTTTAGCTGATGCGCTACATAATGTAAAAATGAAAACAAAAGATAGATACAAAGTATGAACATAATCACACTAGATTTTGAAACCTATTACAGTCAGACCTTTTCGTTAAGCAAGATGACGACAGAGGAGTATATCCGTTCACCCGAATTTGAAGTGATTGGTGTAGCCGTGCAAGTCAATGCTAATGAGCCTGTATGGTTTAGTGGTACTAGGGTGCAGATACAGGGCTTTTTAGATGGGTTAAATTTACCCGATGCTATGGTAATTGCACATAATGCAGTCTTTGATATGGCAATATTGAATTGGCATTTTGGAATCAAACCTAAACGCATTGTGGATACGCTATCAATGGCAAGGGCTATTCATGGTACAGAAGTTGGCGGTAGCCTAGCAAAGTTAGCAGAACATTATAAGTTAGGTGTTAAAGGTACAGAGGTAGTCAACGCATTAGGTAAGACACGCATAGATTTTACTACTAACGACCTTGCTAGATATGGCGAGTATTGTAGGAATGATGTAGCTTTGACCTATGGATTATTTGGAAAGCTATCAGAAGACTTCCCATTAGTAGAGTACAAACTAATTGACCTAACCATTCGTATGTTTACTGAACCTAGCCTTAAGTTGGATGAGCAGTTGTTAATAGACCATCTTTATGGGGTAAAAAAAGAAAAAGAAATACTGATGGAAATGGTAGAGGTAGACCGAGAGGAGTTAATGAGCAACGATAAGTTTGCGGAACTTCTTAAAAAGCATGGAGTAGAACCCCCACGCAAGGTTAGTGCAACCACAGGGAAAGAAACATGGGCATTTGCCAAGACGGATGAAGCGTTTAAGGCTCTTCTTGAACATGATGATTATATGGTGCAAGCCCTAGTTGCGGCTCGTCTAGGTACTAAGTCAACGCTTGAGGAAACTCGCACCGAGAGATTTATCGGGGTATCCAGGAGAGGCTTATTACCTATACCCCTACGCTACTATGCAGCACATACAGGTAGATGGGGTGGTGATGACAAAGTAAACCTACAAAATTTACCCCGCCAATCAACCCTTAAACACGCTATCGTAGCCCCCGATGGTTACATGATGATTGACTCTGACTCAAGTCAAATTGAGGCACGAACACTTGCATGGTTAGCAGAACAGAATGACTTAGTAGATGCCTTTGAAAGAGGCGAAGATGTTTATAAAATTATGGCTAGTAGTATATATGGTAAGGATGCTAAAGATGTTGATAAAACAGAACGCTTCATGGGTAAGACTACAATTTTGGGTGCAGGGTATGGGATGGGTGCAACAAAGTTTCGTGCCCAACTTAAAACACAAGGAGTTGACCTTTCCGAAGATGAAACAAAACGAATTATTGATGTATATCGGTCTACCTACGAACGCATACCATTACTTTGGCGACAAGCAAATCTTGCATTAGAAGCTATTTTAACCAATCAGACTATACCACTAGGTAAAGAAGGTGTATTATTAGTAGATGGTAGCAAGGGTATACGCTTACCGAATGGGATGTACGTTAAGTATCCGAACCTACGCAAGCAACGTAATGCAGAAGGCAAAGATGAGTATGTATACGACACTAAAAAAGGGAAAGCCACCATCCCGAACCGCATTTATGGTGGCAAAGTTATCGAGAATGTTTGTCAAGCCCTTGCGAGGATTGCTATTGGTGAGCAGATGTTGCAGATAAATAGGAAGTATAAAGTAGTAATGACTGTGCATGATGCGATAGCTTGTGTTGTGCCAAAGGACGAAGCAGAAACCGCAAGGGAGTACGTGGAGATTTGTATGAGGATGCGACCACAATGGGCACTAGACTTACCGCTTAATTGTGAGTCGGGAATGGGGAGAAGTTATGGAGACTGTTAAGTATGCTAGATGATAAGTATGCAGAAAAGCTAGGGCGGTTATTGCGAAATTCTTATTCGATAAAGATGGAAGACCAATCAGATTTATCAATAGGCAAAACAATAATCGGTATGATGATGTATTTACAATCAGAGCAAGAGAGGGATTTAAGAGATGAAGCCAACGGAAAATGTAGTTGATTTAACACCAAAGAAACCAAAACCTATCAAGGTACACAAGACAGAGGATGAGTTACTCTTTATCGCAGGCATTGGGCAATACCACGAGTCAACAAGGGCTATACCTAAAGAAGTAATGCTAAAACGATTCCTCAATGCAAATATGCACCGTGAGAATTGGAACGACATGGATAAGTATACGATTATAAATGCCATTCAAAAAGAATTACGGGCATTAAAGGGGAAAAAATAATGTGGGTTCTGCTTGACGATGAAGGCGAAGTGATTAGGCGGTTTGATTACGCCCATGAAGATGCAGTTGAAATCGTTGAGAAGAAGTTATCGTATATGGAACTATTAGATGTAGTAGGTGAGTGTTTATTATGAGTGAAGGATTAATAGTTGAAACATTTGGCGAGTCTCAGATGTATGTTCATGAAGGGCTATACACTCTTGATGAACTGAAAGAACTTGTTACCCAAATGGAAATAACAAACGATAGACAAAACGCGGCAATGAAATATTTAATGGGAGAAGTAAATGAGTAAGCGATTAACAGAATTACAAGAAGAAGTAGCAGAATTAGCGAAACAACAGAAAGAAGAAGGGCATAAGCCCAAAGAACTTACAGACACACAGTTACGAGAAGCACTGACTAAGATGCACGTGGGTTTAGTTACTATGCAAGCTAGGCTTGATGACCACGAAAAAGTAATTGAAAAGCTAATGCTAGTCATGCAAAATCTAACCGAAGGGCATGTACCTAAAGGTTTCCGTCAACCAAAGGCAAATTAAATGAACCCCCTACTAACTACTTTGATAATCATAGTATGCTTAATAGGGGGATTTATAATTTTAGGGATATGGGGTAATTGGAAATGATGCGTAATCCAAATGCGGTGCATATAGACTTTAAAGACTTAAATGGTCTTATGGGCAAGATTGTGCCGTCTAATCTTGATATGGTAATTGAACGTAAAGGTTACTTTTTGATTGGCGAATGGAAGCGTGAAGGTGAAGCAATTAGCATGGGGCAAAACATATTGCTTAAACAATTTGCCAAGATGAAAGATAGATTTACGGTACTTATTATTCAAGGGCATACCGACACAGGTAGCATGGTAGTGGAAGAGTTTTACCATATGGGCGCAGATGGATATCTTGTACCTATCGGAGAAGGCGTAAATAAATTTAAAGACTTTCTGGTGTATTGGAAAGATAGCGTGGAGGCATTATGAAAGATAGATATACGATTTATAAATGGATGTGGTGGACTAAAGGCGAGTGCGTTGTTGAAGTATTAAAAACAGGGCACTTTCCTACTACTGCTATGGTTAAACTACCGAACGATAAAGAAACAGAAATAGATATTATTGAGTTGGAATATCCAAATGATTGAGAAGGTGATTGAATATATGTTGTGCTATGCAGTGGCTTTCTTTTTAGGGTTTTTAGCTTGTACATTATGTGTAATGTTCTTAGTTTATAACCAAATCCGCAATGCAAAATTAAAAGCCGTTAATTTAATTCGTATGAAATACGCAAGAAGGGATAGGCGATGAGTTGGAATTACAGGGTAGTGCATTTTGAAGATGACATAGGTGAGGATGGTAACTATTATGAAATCAAAGAAGTTTTTTACGATACTAGCGGGAAGCCTGTGGGTTATAGTGACGCTGTCTGCGGGAGTGATACTTATGAAGGATTGTTTAAGTGCATGAGTATGATGCAATCTGCTCACGCTAAACCTGTGCTTAAAGAGTCTGAATTTTTTAAAGAAAAGGATAACGAGTGATGAAACAACATAAATGGCACAAAGAAATCAAGGCATGGGCTGATGGGGCAGAAATTGAAACACGATATGAAAAAGCTGAAGGTTGGACTAATTGGAAATTAGAAGAAGGTGGTTTTATTTTTTATCAAAAAGGTGCTGAATACCGCATTAAACCACAGCCCAAAGAGCCACAGTATTTGTATGTGTATGGGGATTGGAATTACGATAAGCACTCATATAAATTATGCAGAAAACAAGGCGATTTTGGGGCATGCATAGGCAAAATCAAACTGGAGACAGATGATGAAGAATAGATACGGCAACGAGTACCATTTTGTAAAGACAGGTAACAATGAATACACCATCAAAGGTGAACTAACACATTGGCGCTTTGGTGGGCGTGAGGGTGTAGAGGGGATTGACCAAAACAATTTAGGCTTTGTAGACCCAAGCGGTGGCCCGTTTATTAGTAATGGCTATGAGATTGAGGGACACAAGGTGACAAACATTGCAGTTAATTCTGAGGGTATTTTCTTTACGGTGGAGGCAGAGAATGACTAAAGACGAAGCATTAAAGATGGTTATAGATTATGAAGTTGAATTGCCTGAACACGTTATCAACGCTTGCAAAGAAGCACTAGAACAACCAGAACAAAATTATGTGTTGATATGTAAAAGATGTGGTGATGATATAGGACTTGAATATGTGCCTGATGAACAATCAGCGCAAGAACCTGTGGCGTTGAATGTTAGCAACAACCCTTTTAATTCAGAAAAGCATGGGTTAGAAGTATTGAGAAACACCCACCCTTATCAATGGCAAGGATTAACGGATGATGAGATAAAGAAAATAGCTAAAGAAACATTAGGAAGCGGATTAGATTATGATGAAATTGCTTTTGTTGAAGCTATTGAACAAGCATTAAAGGAAAAGAATACCCCATAGGGTATAGCAATAAAACATATTTTAGAAGGTATAAATATCACTTAATAGGTACAAAATGTAAAGGATAAGAAAACAAAATGAGTAATATACAAGACTTAGAGCAAGAGTTTTTACGTTGCTGGGAAATTACGCAAGACTTAGACCTACTTGCAAAAGAAAATGAGAATAATGATGCCCTAAAAAATAATATACTAGGTATAAAGAACGTGTATGAAATGCGATTTAATAAGGCATGGGATACGTATGAAGCTTTGGTTAAAGAGTATTATGGGTTACAAAAATATAAACCACGCGCAGTAAACTTTGATAACGAGGAGAATGAAGATGCCAAGCCATAACGATATTACAGGCGATGCTTTAGTAAGCCGAGCATTAAGCAAAAAAGGTGAAGAAGCTTTTGAAGAAATCTTTGGTAAGCGTAAAACAAACGGCGGTTGGAAACCACCATTAGCACCCTTAGCTCCTGTGGATACTAAAGTAACTGCACAAGATGCATTGTGTGATGTGTGTGGCAAAACCCTAAGCAGTACTAAAGAGTGTGCATGGACTTCATGCTCCCTTAATTGGAACGAGTCAAGAGTTGATACCATCGGGCAGAATGGCAATGTGGGGTACACAGAGGAAGACATAAATGGATGAGTTTGATATGCGTGACCTGTTTGCTGGGTTAGCTATGTTAGGCGATTTGGCGGGTAGAAAGCATAGCGATGAAAATGGGGAAATGTATACCTTTGAAGCAGTTGCTGACCGTGCTTATTCTATGGCTGATGAGATGATTAAAGCTAGAGAATACGTAGAAGAAGCGGGTATAGCCGCAATTAAAAAAGGAAGAGCCAAATGATTACATGGTCTTACAGTAGCTTAAAAACTTTCCAACAGTGCCCTAAGAAGTATTATCACTTACGGGTAGCAAAGGATTACAAAGACGAAGATAGCACAGCGACTATTTACGGCAAAGAAGTGCATAAAGCTGCTGAAGACTATATCCGTGATGGTACACCTGTGCCAGCAAAGTATAGTTATATTATGCCAACGCTAGAGGTATTAAACGCTATCGAAGGTGAGAAGCATTGCGAGATTAAATTAGGCTTGAAGGAAGACTTAAGCCCATGTGAGTTTTTTGATGAAGGTGTATGGTGGCGGGGTGTTGCTGACTTGCTTATTATCAATGGGGACATGGCTTATTTAATTGACTACAAGACTAGTAAAAATGCTAAGTATGCAGATACAGGACAGTTAGACCTATTATCTGCTGCGGTATTCGCAAAATATCCTGAGATTAAACATATTAAGTCTGCTCTAATATTTGTAGTAAGTAACGAATTTGTTAAGAAGAATCATATAGTTGAGCAAAAAGTTCAGTACGTTAAGCCTTTTGTATTCGACCTAGAACGCATTGAGTCGGCATTAAAAACAAATGTGTGGAACGCAAATTCTAGCGCATTATGTGCGTATTGCCCCGTTAAAACCTGTCAACATTGGAAAGAAAAGAAAGTAAGGATATAATAAAAGCTTCTCAATAGGAGGCAAAAATGCCATACAAGAACAAAGCAGACCGTAAATATAATAATGCGGTTGATTACGAAGATACTCCCCAACAAATTAAAAATAGGGAAAAGCGCAATGCGGCTCGCAAAGCGTTAATGAAGGAAGGTAGATTACATAAACATGATGGACTTGAAGCAGACCACATTAAGCCGCTTAGCAAAGGTGGCAGCGGCAGCAAAAAGAATTTACGGGTCAGAACAGCCAGTGAAAACCGTTCATTCAGCCGTAACCCCGACCACTCAGTCAAGCGTAATTCACCCAAAAAATAGCATCCTTGCATCATATGGATGGCCTGGGAAATATAAACCCTTTGACCATCAAAAGGTTACATCGAACTTTTTAACCTTGCATCGAAGAGCATTTTGCTTTAATGAACAAGGTACAGGTAAAACAGCTAGCGTAATATGGGCTTGCGACCATTTAATGAACCTAAATGTTATTCGTCGGGTGTTAGTTATATGCCCATTGTCTATTATGAAGTCAGCATGGCAAGCGGATTTATTTAAGTTTGCTATTCATCGCAGTTGTGATGTTGCATATGGCGCATCTAAAGCCCGTAAGAAAATCATTGCTCAAGGTGCAGAGTTTGTTATTATTAACTTTGATGGTGTAGAGATTGTTAAAGATGATATTATCAATGGTGGATTTGATTTAATTGTAGTGGATGAAGCAAGTGCATATAAAAATGCACAGACAACAAGATGGAAAGTCTTAAAAGAATTGACTGACCATATCAAAGGGTTATGGATGCTTACAGGTACTCCAGCCGCACAATCTCCTGTAGATGCTTTTGGATTAGCCAAGTTAATCAACCCAAAGAATACCCCCAAATTTTATGGCGCATTTCGTGACCAAGTTATGTATAAGGTAAACCAGTATAGATGGATACCAAAACCTAATGCCCAAGCCGTAGTGCATAAAGTATTACAACCCGCTATTCGATTTGAGAAGAGCCAATGTATTGATTTACCTGATGTAACTTATGTGGAACGTGATGCACCTTTAACGGCCCAGCAACTAAAATACTATCGTCTACTTAAGAAACAAATGATGATTTCTGCTGATGGGGAAAACATTTCTGCGGTTAATGCAGCTACCGCTATTAACAAGCTGCTACAGATATCAGGAGGTGCGGTCTATACAGATAATAGAGAAGTAGTAGAGTTTGATGTAAGTAATCGCCTTAAGGCAATTCTTGAAGTTGTAGAAGAAGCAAGTCATAAGTGTTTGATATTTGTACCTTTTACTCACACTATTCAACTACTCCAAGAATATTTAACCAAAAATAATATCCAATCGGATATAATCAACGGACAGGTATCAGTCAATAAGCGGCACGAAATCATCCAAAGATTTCAAACAGAAGATGAACCGCAAGTGCTAATCATCCAGCCACAAGCCGCATCACATGGACTTACCTTAACTGCCGCCAACGTAATTATTTGGTATGCACCAGTAACTAGTGTGGAAACATACTTGCAAGCAAATGCACGTATTAACCGCCCAGGGCAAAAGAACCCTATGACTATTGTGCATATTAAAGGTAGTGAAGTAGAGAGCAGACTGTATTCAATGCTACAAAACAATATAGACAATCACGTTAAAATAATTGATTTATACCATCAAGAATTAACAGAAGTAGCTTGACATTGTCTAAGTGGTTTGATACAGTAAGTTATGGCTAGCGCCATCACACAAATAAGGAGCTAATATGTCAGTTGAAAAACTATCCGCAGAGGATTTAGCCAATATCTATATAAAGATACGGGATAAACGTGCGGAGTTAAAAGAGAAGTACGAAAGTGAGGACGCTGACTTGAAAGAGCAGATGGACTTACTTGCCGAAGAGATGCTAGATATTTGCCATTCACAGCAAGCAGATAGCATCAAAACAAAAGCGGGAACTATCATTCGTAAAGTGGATACACGTTATTGGACTTCCGATTGGGAATCTATGTACGATTTTATTCACAAAAATGATGTGTATTCGCTACTTGAGAAACGTATTCACCAAACAAACATGAAGCAGTTTCTTGAGGAAAATCCCGACTTGCACCCTGCTGGTTTAATGGCAGATAGCAAGTATTCAATCGTAGTTAGAAGGAGCAAATAATGAGTAACTTAAGTATTTTTAAGAATGATATTCCTGTAGCTAGTCGTGGTGAAGGTCTATCAGAGTTAGCTAAATCCCTTGCAACCCGTAGTAGTAATGTAAGCCGTCGTTTAACTGCACGTAATGGCGTATTTCGTCGTTTAGTTAATGGCGAAGAAGTTGGTAAACTTAAAAGCGACTCTATTAACGTAATTATTGTTAATGTATTACCACGCGTATCACGCCAATATTACGAAGAGGCATATGACCCAAATGGTACTCCAACTGTACCTGATTGCTGGTCTAATCTTGGTGACAAACCTGATGAAAAAGCTGGCAATCCACAGGCATCAAATTGCGCTTCATGCCCACAAAACATTGCTGGGTCTGGTGGTGGTACTCGTCGTGCTTGTGCATACCAACGTCGTATTGCAGTAATTATGGAAAACGACCCATACGGCGAAGTCTATCAAATGAACTTAGCATCTACTTCATTGTTTGGTAAGGGCGAGAACCGCACACATCCATTTGAAAGCTATTTAACTTTCTTGAGTGCTAATACCGAAAGTATTGACCGTATCGTTACAGAGATTAGCTTTGATGAGAAGTCAGATGTTAATACATTACTCTTTACCCCAGTACGTCATTTAACCCCTGAAGAAGAAAACGTTGCAACCCGCGCAGGTGGTTCAGTAGAAGCAGTAAATGCAGTAACCTTCACAGTTGCGGCACAAGACGGCGTTAAGAAATTACCGCCAGCAGCTAAAGAAGAGTTTGCACCTACTACTCCGAAAGAAAGTGTTATTGAAGAGCCAGTAAAACGCGCATCCTCTAAACCTACTCCACCACCAGTAGAAAAGAAAAACTTGGCTGATGTAGTAAGTGCATGGAGCGATGAAGACTAATGAGCTACGGATACAGCGCAAGAATAATACATATAAACAAACAGGCAGATGATTCACGCTTGGGTGTTGCACTAGGTCGTCTTTGTATTGCGCTAGATATTCCTGTAACTTTAGTCTCTGTGCGTATGGGGGTTAGCAAACAAACTGTGTATAACTGGTTTATGGGGGTGTACAACCCTCATGCAGATTACAACCCTGTTATACAAAAGTTAATCGCTGACCTCCAATATAAATAATACTAAAAGAGAACTGTATGAATAATGTTGATTTATTATCAAGGGTGCTTGCTGCCGATGGACGCTATGCAATTCTTGGATTGAATGGTAAATCGCCTATACAGAAGCTCGTAGAAACGCGCGAAGAGTTTGATAAGTTGGCTCAGGAATATGTAGCTCAAGGTAGGGATGTTTATTTTGGATGTTCAAAATTCGGTGACGAAAACAATCGTACTAAGAACAATGTTAAGTTAATTAAAGCATTTTGGATTGACTTGGATTGCGGGGAGACGAAAGCGATTGTCAACGAGAAGACGAATAGACCTGCTGGATATATAAACCAAGAAACTGCAATTGCTGAGCTGACTACTTTTTGTAATTTAATCGGTTTGCCCCCGCCTTTATTAGTTAATTCGGGTAGGGGTATCCATGCCTATTGGCCTTTAAAAGAAGCAGTAGACCGAGCAGCATGGGAACCAGTTGCAGCACGTTTGAACGAGTTATGTAATATTCATAATCTATATGTAGATGCAAGTGTATTTGAAGCAGCACGTGTACTTAGAGTACCAGGTACACTTAACTTTAAAGATACTCCACCTAAGTCCGTATCTGTATTACGGGATGCGGATGATATAGGGTATGAAGAGTTTAGGGCTTTATTGGGAGTAAAAGAAGTTGTATTTGAACCTCGTCAGAACAAAGAACTAAGTCCACTTGCTAAATCGCTTAGAGAGAATAAAGTATTTAAGTTTAGCAAGATTATGGTACGTAGTGCTAAGGAAGAAGGATGTCAACAACTTTTATATTGTTACCAGAACCAAAATAGCATTCCAGAACCATTATGGTTTGATGCGTTATCTATTGCCCATAGATGTGAGGATAGGGATACGGCTATCCATAAAATTTCAAATCAGTACCACGACTATACGCCCGAAAGAACTGAAGCTAAGGCTAACCATTCTGAGAGCGCACATGCTTGTGTTACGTTTGAGAAAAATAATCCAGGCGGTTGTGATGGATGTAAATGGAAAGGTCGTATCAATACCCCATTGTCATTGGGCGCAGAGATTGTAGAGGCAGATAGTGATGAAGTAGTTGAGTTAGTCAAAGACCTAAAAGGCGATGAAGAACTTACTACATTTAAGATACCACCATACCCACACCCATATTTTAGAGGGAAGAACGGTGGCATTTACTTAATGCCTTTTGATAAAGATGACGAAGTAGAACCTATATGTGTGTACGAGCATGACCTGTACATAGTTAAACGTATGAAAGACCCCGACCCAAATATCGGGCACTTAGTACTCTTGAGGTTGCATTTACCTAGAGATGGTGTACATGAGTTTGTTGTACCGCTATCAGTTATATCAGTTAAAGAGCAATTACGAGAAGTACTAGCAAATAATGGTGTGGCAGCAATGCCTAACCAAATGAAAGAGCTAGCAAACTTTTTAATGAAGTTCGTTAAAGAAGACCAATATATTACGAGAGTAGAGCATATGAGAAACCAATTCGGATGGGCAGATAAAGATAGTAAATTTATTATCGGTAATAGAGAGATTACAAAAGATGGTACATTCCATAGTCCACCATCTAGCCAAACAAAGATGTTTGCAGATTTCATGGTACAAAAGGGTACATTTGAAAAATGGAAAGAAGTATTTGATATATACGGAACCCCAGGGCTTGAAGCTAATGCGTTCGCTGCATTGAGTGCTTTTGGTGCGCCATTATTTAAGTTTACAGGGCATAAAGGTGCAATCATTAACCTTATCCATACTACGTCGGGCACAGGTAAATCAACTGCGTTATACATGGCAAATAGTGTATACGGGCATCCCGATGGACTAGCTGCAATCGCAAGAGATACTATGGCAGCGAAGATGATTCAATTAGGTGTGATGAACAACATCCCATTTACTGTGGATGAAATTACTAACATGTCACCAGCAGATTTTTCAAACCTAGCTTATGCTATGTCACAGGGTCGCGGTGCAAACCGTGCAAAAGCTGCAGTAAATGAACTACGCACCAATACAACTACATGGCAGACCATATCAGTAGCTACATCAAATGCTAGCTTCTACGAGAAACTTGGTATCCATAAGAATGACCCTGATGGTGAAATGATGCGTTTGTTAGAGTACAAGATTGAACCATCTAATCTTATCCCTCCGCAAATTGCGAAAGAGATGTTTGACCACCAGCTAAAAGAAAACTACGGGCATGCGGGCGATATTTATGCAGCATACCTAGTTAATAACCTAGAAGAAGCAGTTAATGGTATGCGTGGTATCCAGCAAAAGATTGACAAGGAAATGAACCTTACTGGTCGTGAACGTTTTTGGTCTGCTACTATTGCATGTAACATTGCTGGCGGTATGTTGGCACGTAACTTAGGGCTACTTGATTGGGATATGAAGGCAATCTATAAATGGTCATGTGCTATGCTAGAAGGGTTACGTGAAGATGTTAAAGCCCCAGCAAGTAATTCTGCATCAGTTATTGGTGACTTTATTAACCGCCATATGCAAAATATCTTGGTAGTAAACGATGAAGCTGACTCACGTACTAATATGCATGCGCTACCTACCCTAGAACCTAGAGGTGAATTACTTATTAGATATGAGCCTGATACTAAAAAGATGTATATAGCAGCATCAGCATTTCGTAAAGATTGCGTAGAAAGCCAAACCCACTATAAAGATGTATTGCAGAAGCTAGAAAGCAGTGGTGTTTATTTAGGAGCACTTAATAAACGTATGTCTAAAGGTATGAAGGTAACGTCACCAGCTACTCGTGCATTGATGTTTGATTGCAGTTCAGCAGACTTTATTAATATTGATAACTTTATTGCACCCGAACTGGTAAATGCTAATTGAGAATGTAAGCTACGATATTAACTGGAAAAACTTCAAGGCAGGCACATCATTTTTTATACCCTGCCTTGATTGCACTTCAGCTAAAAAACACGTACTGGAAGTAACTAAACGGTTAAAGATGGATGTAATGATAAAAATATCCATAGAAGATAATATAAAAGGCTTGCGTATCTGGAGAGTATAGGATATATTTGGACTTAGCAGAACCCCTCTCCTCTGCTCTCCTCGGAAGTTAGCTCCTTCCTCTGCTCTACCCCCCGCCCTGTGCGGGGGTTTTTCATTTAGGCTTCTCTTCTTTTTTGCCCGCCTTATCTAGTTTCTTTACTTCTGCATATAATGAATCAGGTAATACTAACCCATGCAGTTCTTTAGCCTGTTTGGTTACACGAGAATCTATAGATGAACGAATAGTATCTGGAGTTATTTGGAACTCAGGATATGGGTTATCCCTATTATATTTAGGTACTTCCCTTAATGCTCGGTTAAGTGCAGGAGTATCCTTACGTTCTAACTCAAGAACTATTCTGTCCAATATCTCACGCTTACGTTGTTGCATTTCTAACTTAGCGTTATTAAGCTTAAAGTTTTCTTCTCGTGCTTCTGCTACTTTTAATGGGGTAGCACCTAAAGCTTTCCACATCAACTCCCATTTAGTTAAATCTTCTTTCTTAACAATAATGCCTCTATCGTATTCGTTACGCACACCTTCTTTTGCCCATTGTGCGGCTCCAACAGGATTACTAAATGCAGACGGAAGTGAATGTTCCCACATTTCCCAATAGTGACCTTGAGCATATTCTCTTGCTGCACGTGCTTTGTTACTAATAAGAGTAGCAGTTGGGCCTAAATAGTTAAGGTTTCTAGTAAATGAATCCATTAGGTTAGCATATGCTTGTCGTTGGGGTAATACTACACTAGCCAATGATATACGAGAAGAAAAGTCTATACCTGTGTAATGGGATAAAGGCCCTTTAAGAATTAACTCTGCTCTTTCTTTGCCTACTGTATTTGGAAGCACTTCACCCTCAAACCATAGTTTAATGTCTCGTTTTGTAAACTTTTGTTGCTTGCCCATTGGGTGGAAGCACTCATAGATATACTGCATTATAGTCCATAGGTCATCCCATCCTAGCAATCCTCTAGCTCCAGCAGCCAATAGCATCATAAATGTGGATACTAGTATTTGCTTAATTGCTCCAGTGCGTTGTTCAGGGTTAGTAATTGCAGTATTAATAGACTCCGCAGCGAACTCTACAGAATATTGTATAAAGCTTTTTAGTTGGAACATCACTCGTAGGGGCAACGGTCTAAATAGCCCTGGCCTATTAAACGCATCATAGTTAAACATTGCTTTGTTAGTCAATGTAAATGCCGTATCAATTGCATGTAAATATGCTTCATTACCTATACCTGGTGTCATACCATCTTTAACTGCTTTGTTATAAGCTAACTCAAAGGAAGTAAGTGCCATCATTTCACGGTTTAGTCTACCTGTTTGATGAAAGAAAAACCCTAATATATTTGCAGTAGCATGCATTCCCGCACGAATATTAGTACTGTTAGAAGGCATCTTAGCCATACCTAAAAGTTCATGTGAACTTGTTTTCTCAAGTAACTCAGTACGTACAAACTCGTTATATGCAGCAGATAAGATAGGGTTATTTTTTACATGCGGTGCCATACCTAGACCTAGTGGAATACGTTTACCCTTACTATTTTTTGCCATTAAAGTAAAGTACTTCCATACTTGAAGCTGTTTAGTAAGCGCAAGAGTTGCATCTACCGTACCAAAATGACGTACTAAAGTACTGTAACCAAAGATAGGCATAGCAGTCATATCGACGATAGCAGTAACAGGTGCAGATAACGTCCATGCGAATACTGCTTGAGTTGCACCATTGACTAACCCAATATAATCATTTTTAGGTGGAGGGTTAGTAAGAGCATTAACGCGTAGTTTTAACTCATTTATATACGGGGCTACTTGTTCTTTTAATGGATTGCCCTTTAAGTATTCTTCCGCATTTTCCATCAATTGATTAATCTCTACCCCATATTTAAGGCGAGATAATTGAGATGCAAGAGCAATACCTGTATTGATAAAGTGGCGCTTCATATCGGTAGTAAAACCAGCTATCTCTTTACGATGCATCCAGTGTTTACGGAAGCTTTGCTCTGGGGCAGTTTCTAAGAACAATTGATACACAGCATCTTTAAGCCCATCTTTAGTTAAAGTGTTTTTAGATTGAGAATCAATAATCCCTAACACTTTGCGTAATGTATCTGTTTCATCAGCAGATAGATTTTTTCTTAGCGCTGGTAAATCTTCCCCAATATCTGCTTCTCCAGCAGTCACACGTTCTTCCCAAGTACGAGTATCACCTGCAGCTTGTAGTTGGGCAGTACGTTTAATTCTAAACTTCTCACGGTCTAATTCACTCTCAAACCGATAAGATTCTTTACCTTTACCCTTACCAAAAGAAACCCAGTAATCTCCGTAACGACCTAAAGGGAAATAGTTTTTAATACCATGCTCTACAAACTGTGCATTAATTGCAGCCATTAAACGACCTTTAGGAGTAGTAGCATCATCAATCTCTCCTTCTAAATCTGACCGTTCAATTAACTCGCTTAATAATTTTCTATGAAACATGTTCATAGTTTTATAATAGTTTTTAATCTTACTAAATAAAGTTACACCTTCACCCTTGCCAATAGTATGTAATTTAGCCCAGGCATTAAACATTTCAGTAACTGCTTTAGTACGGCGTTGAATAGGCTTAGTTAATGCGTGTTTCTTTTGCATTGTAGGTGCATTAGTTTGCTCGCTACGTAATCTAACAAGCTCTGGGTCACTAGTTAATGCATCTTGTAAAGTGGTAAAAGTAGTAGGGTCAATATCTTCTAAAGTACTATATAGTTGAACTATATTTAATAAATAATTAGCTTCTGGGTCTGTTCTACCAAATGCTTCCCATTCATCCTGTAACTTAGATACAGCAGACATCATAGTGCCGTACATAACGTTCATGTTATTAATAGTTTTATTAAGCTGCCCTACATAAGGAATTTTGTAATCATTAATTAACTTTTCAATTAAAAATCCTGTAGATACTTCCCAAGCAACTGCACGTTTTGTTTTATTATTTGCAGTACGCAAGGCCGCAAGGGTTAAGGTTTTAATCTTATTACTTGCAAAAGGTGCAGGGGATAGTACTAAGTCTTCAGCAACATCCGTAATCTCTGGTTCAATTTCATCAATATTTTGGGCAAGACCAATCTTAACCTTATTAGGGTTGACGAACGGCTTAGGTGCTTTACGTTTAGCGATTGCAGCTTCTTTTTTAAGCTGGGCAGTAGCCGCTCGGAATGCAAGCTCATAGTGCGATTGGGTAAGTTGTTTAGCCTTAGTCCCTAGGGCTTGTCTAGTCTGTGCAATAACTGCACCCATGTTAGTATTACCATTTTGTATAAGGTGATACATCTCTGCTTTAGCAGTAGCCCATAGGTTCTTTATATTACTAGGTAGCTTAGCTTTAGAGCCTAATAATTTAGGTTTATTTTCATCCGCAATAGCCTTAGCAATAGCTCCAGTACCCGCATCTACCATTTTAGGTAATATAGTAGGAAGTTTTTTTTGTTTATACTCGTCTAAAAATTGAGTATTTAATGGGCTATTCCCTAAATTATGGTCAGTATATAAATCATCCAGTATATCTTTTAAAGTTTCCAGCATAGTAAATTTATTATTAATCTTTACTAAGGAACCAATACTAGCTTCATCATAAATATTAATAGTCGCAATAGTATTTATATCGTACCTATTTAAACTAGTATTATCGGATACCCATTTTCTAATAGGCTCTATTGCATCTCTTAATAACCCATGACCATCTCTATTTATTTCATGTTCAGTTGCAGTATTATTTGCTTTTTTATCGGTTATTATTTTATAAAGTTCATGCCCAACATCAAAAAAATAATCTTTAATTTCCTGTATTGCACTTAAAGTTCCAGGAACTTCATTACCTTTTTGGTAGTATGGAGCTATATGTTCGTATATATTAGTTTTAATTCCATATTTAGCAAGAAGTTCTTCAGCATCTTTAAATATATCTTTTGGTATAGTTTCCTCGATAGTATATAAAAGTATTCTTTTGGGGTTAATAGTTATATCCCCATTTTCATCAGCTAATTTATTTAGTTCTGGAAACAAAGCAGTTATATAAGTATCATAATACGAGACCTGGTTTTTTATTTTTTCTAAATTATATTTAACCTCTTGAAACTTTTTAGCAATATTTTTAGACATACCTAAAATATTTATAGCTGGTATATTAAGGTCATGCTCTTTTAACCCATCAAATATTTCTTTAGTTACTTTAAATACTGAGTTATCTTGGTTTTGTAATAGGGCACCAATTTCCTCTGGAGATTTATAAAGGTCATAAGATAATAAACTTTTTATAGTGCCTTTATCCCCAGATAATGCTTTTTTAAATAAGTTTTCTGTTTTTGTAAATACAGCATCTTGATTAGGAGTGTTATCTGATGTTGTTTCAGCCCCATTTATAGGTGCAATTAATGTAGGTAATGTGTTTTTAATATACTCATGCTCAGGCAATATATTTTGACTTTCTCCTAACCCAAACCATGCTTTTTCACTAGTAATTGGTTGAAGTGTTTGTTTATCAACTAGTACAGATATCAAAGAATTTGCATTTTCTAGGTATACGTAAAAATTAAACCTTCTTAAATAGCTTTCTCCATAGCTTGTTTGAACTGCAAGACACCAAGGGTTTTTGGCGGTTCTGCCTACATCGGAGGTTACTAATTTAACTACTGGAGCTTCACCTTGGTCTGAAAATGACATCCATCCTGTTTTTGTAGGGCCTAATTTGTTTTCAATTTCACTTGTTCTGGGGGCTAATAAAATTTTATTATGTGCATCATTAAATGCTTGTTTAATTGACATACCATTAAAAATACTATCTTTAAACTCATCGCAAAATAGTTTAACAGCTTCTATTTCTGTATCATCTAAATTTGAACCACCAAAACGTGTAGAACCAAAAGAAACAGGCATATATTCATTATCACTACTCATAATAATAAGTTTATCCCCTGCCATCGTATATTTGTTTAGGGCATATTTTAATAAAATTTCAAGTTGTTTAAATGTTTCTGAATGTGGGCCTAGTTCAGTTTCAGCAAAATAATATTTATGAGCAAACTCCGCAGATTCGCTTGCTAGGCGTTCCCTTTTTTCAGATACTAAATCTGATTCTCTTCGTGCAGCATAGCTAGGGTTATTCCAAATTAACCGTATACGATAGCTAATATTTAAAGCTTCTTGTAGATTTGCTACAGGAGTTAATGTTCTTAATAATCTTTCTTGGCTAATAATAGCTTTAGCAGGTTTAAAATAGTCACCTACATTTGCAACAACAGTAAATGTTTGGAACGCTTTTGTGTTGATACCAATACCGACACCTTTAATGTTTTCATAAAAGGTGTTAATAAATGTTTTAGTAATTGGATTATCGTACTTATTGTCTTGAGAAACAATATTGTATAAGTTCTTAGCAGACCCTTGAAGTTTATTAGACCCATCTTCTAATGATACAGGTGCTTCGCCAATCTCTTTAGCTACAACAAGGCTACTACCAATTGCAAATTGAATATCTTGCAATACTTCTGGGGTAAATACAGATTTAGTTTCAGCTTTCTCAAGGCGATTAGTACCCACACGAGATGCACCTTGTACTAGGCTTACTACATCTTGTGAAGTTAGTGTACTTGGGTCAATGTTTATTTTACGTACTGCAACAGCAATATTTTTCCATAGATTACGTAGCCATTCTGCCACCTTACGTTTTTCTTTTGGTTGGTATTTGAGTGGGTCAATGTTATATTTATTAACTGCAATCTCTGTAAAGTATGCAATAACTTCTTCGTTATAACGAGGAGAACCTTGCTCTTCACCAGATGCATTTGCTGCTGCTATAGCCTCAGTAGCAATCTTATGTTCTAAAGTATCCGCAGGGGCAGTTGCCCAATTTTTAATTTGATTAGCTAATACATTTACACGGAATGCACCAATAAGATTAGTAAGACCTATGTGAACACCACGTTCATGGAAGATAGCACCACGGATATTATCACGTGTCATTTTGTCAGCTACGTAATAATCTTTACCTGTAGCTGGGTCTACAAAAGCTTTTAATCCGCTACCCTTTGCTTCTTCTCTAATACTTTCAGGTAATTCATCATAGTTATTTACAACTACTGGAGGGTTAGCTTTTAATTGAGCAGGGGTATAAATGCTCTGTAATGTTTGATTAACTTCATCTGCAGTGGGTGCTTGTTGTTCTTCTTTTTTTGGGGCTAAAGTATTTACAATATCCTGGGCTTGTGCAATCTCGTCTGGCATTACATCAGTACTACGTAATCTTTCAAGCAATGGATTTGTTGGGTCTAGTTTACGTAATTGGTTTGCTACTTGTTTAGCTTGCTGTAAATGTTCATCTTGTTGAATAGGTTCTTCTTTAGCTGCAGTCTGTGTAGGTGCTACTTGTTCTGTTTGAATAGCTTGGTCAGTAGTTTGTAAACCTAATACATTTTGTACAGCAGCTTTAGTTTGTGGGGCAGCTTCTTCGGTAGTCTCTAGCTTAACTGCTTCTATCAGTTGTGTAGCTTGAGGTACAGTAATTTTAAACGATGTTGCAACTTGTTCAGGCGTAATATTAGGGTAAGTAGCTACAAGAGATTTAACTGTAGGGTATAATGGGCTACTTTGTAACTCTGTCAATGCACTTGGCTTTGTTCCTTCTCCAGCTCCAGCATTTGTAGCAGAAAGCGTAGTTCCTTCCAGTCCTGTGGTTGTAGTAGCACTAGGTCCTGTGGCATTTCCCCCTGGTACGTTAGATACTGGAACGCCAAACACAGCTGGTCGGTTGTCAGTGTACTTAGAATCATTTTCTAATGTCCCTCCTAATTTTTCGTTTTGTTCTTTTGTAGCAATGTCTTTAGCATCGTCAGGTGGTACGCCCATGCTTTCTAGTTCAGCAACACGGGTATTAAGTTCCATCTGCTGTATTGCTTGAGCATGTGTTTGTGTAGGCTGTTGATTAGCCGCAGGTTGTCCAGGTACTGTAGATTGTTGCGTTGCTGGTTGTTCTGGGGCTTGCTCAGTTTTAGGATGACGAATGAAACCTTCTTCTTTCCATTTAGCTAATGCATCTTCTTTAGCTAATGCAGCACGATTATCTGCTTGTGTAGTTGCATCAAACTTATTCCCCACATAACTCGCAGCTGTACCTGCACCCGCCATCATACCACCTTGGGCAAGAGTCGCTAATACTGTTTGAACTGCGCCATCAAAATATTCGCTTAAACCTGCATCTTTGTTTAGCCCAAATCCTTTATCAGTTGCAAATTGTCCAGTATAAGTACCTAGCTCGCCAGGAATTTCTTTCTTTAAAGAGTCAATAAAAAACTCTTTTACTTTACTTGTAGGTAAGCTATCTGCAATCCCTTTAAGGGCTTTCATCTGTGACCCTAAGCCTACCTTTTCGCCAAGAACTTCAAAAGACCCATATAACGTACTTCTAATAGCGGAATCTAAAGTATCTAACCCTTGTCGTCTGCTATCGTCATAGGTTTGACCAAATGAGTTAACAAACATATTACCTAAAACAAAAGCTTCTTGCCCTGATTTAAGTGCAAGACCACCACCTAGTGCAGGTAGTTGTTGGATAATGGATGACCCTGCATTCTCAAATATAGATGCAACATCTTTAGCTAGGGTACCATGTAGTTCTGAAGCGGATAGCCCTTGTTCTTTGCTTTTTAATTCTTCAAGCTTAGCGTCAATACCTGGAGCATTTGCATCCACCATATCAGCCACAAATTTATATACACCGCCAGCACCCTGCTCAAGGCCCGTAATTCCTTTTACACCTGCGCGTCTAGCAAGATTACCTAAGTCTCCCGCTACTGTAGCATTAGGTTTAAATGCATATTCTTTTTGGTATTCATAAGATTCTGGGGCTACGCTTGCACCTGCAATGCTACCGATATGCTCTTTAAAGATTTGGTTTGCTTCTTCTTCAGACGCACCGCTACGCATTGCTTGCTTAGCTTTATCGGATGCAATAGCAACATTTGTCTCAGCAACTTTACGTGCGGCTTTTTTAGCTACAGGGTTTGTAAATTGGTCTTCGTTGGCAATAGACCGAATTAAAGCTTCATGCGGGTCAGTAGTTAACCCAGCGCGTTCAAATGCGCCTTCTGTTTTGTATGGGGATGGGGTTGGGGCTTTGCTTTCTTGTTGGGCAATTAGCCTTTCTACTGGGCTACGGTGGTCGGATGTACCAAATTTTTCTGCCATTTCTTTATTAGTAACGGCAAACGGCATTACAGATGGAGAGGCTTTAGCTTCAACCAATGGGGCTTTGATAGACGTTTCTTTTGCTACAGGCGTAGCAGTAGGTGCAGCAGTTGCAGTTGGTGTTTCCGCAGGGGCAGGGGCTACACTAAGCCATTTATTTCTAATAGCCTCTTGGGTAGCTGCATTAGCAGCAGAATAGTGTTCATCTTGACCTGCAAATTTATCAAAAATAGCTTCTTTAGTAGCTGCATTCGCATTGACAAAATTAGGGTCTTTATAGATTTCAGCAAGAGTTGCCATAGGCCCCCTAAGAATTTTTATTGTTTAAGAAGTGGGTTATTAGAATCTATTTTATCAGTTTCTTTACCCTTCCCACCAGTGCTTTTTTGGCTACCGCCTAGTGCATTATATGCAGCAAAAGCAGGGGCAAATTCTTTATCAACCCTAAGTCTAATAGCTTCCTCACGTTGGTCCATTTGCTTGCTAATTCTTGCTTTTTCAGCGGGTGTTTCTGCACCCATTAAATCAATATTTAGTTGACCTAAACGCTTATCTTTATTGATTAAATCATCAGCTCTAGCGGTTTTCTTATCAGATAGCCCACTAATTGCAGATAATCTACCTGTTTCAGCTACATCTCTAGATACATCAACACCTTGTGCGGCAATAGCATTTCTACCTAACCCAATTTGTTGTTGGATATAACCAAGTTGTTGAACTGCGGTATTAGTTGCATCTACTTTAGCTTTTGCTGCTTTAGTCGGGTCATTAGCAATTGATGGGTCTTTTGTAATTAAGTACTCGTAATTAATCTTAGTTAACTCTTGTAAATTAGGTAAAGATTTAGTCTTTTGTGCTTCAATAAGTTTTGCAGAAAGTTTTTCTTGGATGTCAGCACCTTTTTCAAATAGTGTTGAAGCCTCTTTAGCTGCTGCTTCTGCTGCTGTATTTTGTTTATTAAGAATATCAGCACCTGCTGCTTCATAGCCAAGTTGTTCTTTATCAAAAGCTTCTCTATTTTTAATAATGCCAGGGACTGTTTCTTTAGCAGCCATTGTTCCTGCTTTTAATAAACCCCCAGGTTGAGTACCAAAATTAGCAAAATACGTTAATGCGTTCTCCGCATTCATACGGTCTCTATCTTCAGCAGAAGACGCAAGTTTGGCTTTAATTGCTTCTGCATATTTAGCATATGGGTCGCCTTCACTTGCACCTGCTGTTTTACGCATAGCCATGTATTTTTCAAGTGCAGCTTCTGGAGTAGCTGCATATGGGTTATCAGCAATTAATGGGTTTTTAGGTTCTTCTTCCTGCACTAAACTACCGTCAGTTTCACCAGCAAATGCAACAATACCACCACCTGCCATTTGTGTAGGCATATTAGATGGGGCTGCGCCTAGACCTTTACCCATTGCTTGATTTGCAATCTCATGTTCTGCAAGTACTTTACCTGCCATTTGTTTAATTTCTTTACTTGATGAGGATTGCATAACTTGTTGCAAGTGGGCATCATCCATACCTTCTAGTTCAGACATAACACTTCCAGCTATCCCACCAGGTGCGTATCTTTTAACTTCAAAATCTTTAGGTAGACCACCCTTAGCACCAAACGCTTTATACGCACTAACACCAGCACCTAATGCACCAATACCTTGTGTAAGAGCAGATGGCTGTGCTTGATAAGACTGAGTAGTTGTAGCTTGCATCGGTAGCCCACGTAGCATATTAGACATTAAGCCTAGTTGCATCATTGGGTATTGTTGTGCAGTAGCATAGTTTTGGATTTGTTGATTAATAATCTGTTGTTGCTGTGCTTGCTCTTGACCGCCCATTTGGTTTTGTAAACCAAGTATACCCTCTTGACCTTGCAGTTGAGATGCACCTAATTGACCCATAGCATTGGCTGCTTGAATACCTTGACCATAACCTTGTAAGCCAGTTTGATAGCCTTGTAAACCTAGTTGATTGCCTTGCAGTATATTATTTTGTGCTTGGTTATATGCTTGGTTATATCCTTGACCAATCATTTGGTTCATACCAGTATTCATATTACGATTGTTTTCAGCTGCCATTAATGCTTCGCGGGAGCCACCGAATGCACCAGCTTGGGTAGCATTACCTTGCTCTTGTTGTCCTGTAATACCGTATTGGCGACGAGCTTCAGCAAGTGCAGGGTTAAGTGCATCTTGTAAGTATGGGTTCATGAACTGATTAACAGTACCAGGATTAGTAGCCATACCAAAATAGTTATTACCAGCATTATTTGCTTGTCTTGCAATGCCTAAAGAACCTAAACCCGCAGCACCTGCAAGTTGTGAACCTGCTTGGAATTGACCTGGCATTTGGAGATTAGCTGCACCTGAATGTGCTTGTTGTTGTAGTGGGCTAAATCCTGCTACATAGTCTTGAGGGTTATTGCTATATGGTTGGTAAGGTTGAAAACCTGTAATATTAAAATTACCATTGGCATCTGTACTCCCTTTAAATAACTGCCTTTGAGTAGCTTCAAGCATATTAGTAACATAAGGCTTAGCATATTCTGGGATATTGGTATTATATGCAGTAGTAGATGTAGGTTGTGAAGGAGCAGGGCTATCACCTCCACCATAGACCATTCCACCCCCAGCTTTTTTGCGAGTGACGTTTTCCCCTAATGGTTCGCCTAATGCATATAAGTCACGACGTGAATAGCCCATGTTTAATCCTTTAACATCTTTGTAAATATCTTGTCCGTTTGATGGTACCCTAAGTACTCGAACAATCTTGAGTTATCTAAATGCACTTTAGTGTGCATAACAATGCGGTTAACGCCTCTATTTTTTAATACTTGTTCTGCGTATTGAAAAAGTTTAATGCCTACTCTTCCTTTACGGTATTCTTTCTTAACAAAGTACACATCTTCTGAAGCTGTAATGCAAGATTTATAATGCAAATGAGGGGAAATATAAAAAACAATATACCCAATAAGTTCGCCATTAGCCCTACAGGTGAAAGTACGAAGCATGCCCGCCGATGCCAGCTGTTGATATGCTTCATAGTTTGGCTCCCATTTATATTCTTTAGTTACGCATAACTCATCATAATGCTCTGGAAACATTGCTTCCATCTCAGGAAAAACATCCATCAAGTTAACATCTTCGTATTTAAGTTCAATCATGTTGGTAAGAATTTATTAGGGTTAATTTGTTTACCTTGTTTTTTATTTCCTGTGCGGGCTTTACGCACTCTGTCCATCATATTATACAAGTGTTTTGCACCTGCGTCAGTAGAACCATTACCTAAATGACTTACCACATCAGCTGGAACAACAAACTCACCATCAGCTAAACGTGCAGGTTGTTTACCCCCAATAACTGCAGGAATATTATCTGACATACCATCGCCTGGACCTTTTAATAAACGAGGATTACCACCAGCAGCATAGCTACCTAATGAGTAACCTGTACTACCACCCGCTGCAAATTCTGCAGGTGCAACATCTCCTATACCTTTAACCATAGGTGTTGGCTGTGTAGGAGGTGCAATACCAAATCGTTTACCTAATTTACCAATCCTATATTGAGCTGCTGTCCATGCATCTGCATCTCTTGTATTTGGGTCAGAGTCTTTCATAACAGCAAAGTTAGTTATAGAATCTATTTGTTGTGGTGTCATTTCAGATACTTTTGAACCTGATGTACCACTATAACTCGCAATTCCACCTTCTGCCATACCATTAGGCTCTCCAGTATATGGATTAGTTTGCATTTCATAGCCTGAGTTAATTACTGAAGAACTTGTAGGCATTTGGCTTGGTGTTGCATATTGGGTCATATCTAAACGAGCACCTGGGTAACTTTGCGCATTGCCCATACCTTGAGCACCAACACCTTGACCACCATTAGCTAAAGCGGCAATACCACCATCTGCATATCCTGGAACGTATGGGTTGCGTGTATAGTCAGTATAAGATGCTTGATATGCTGGGGTTGGTTGTGCAGGAAATGAACCTTGAAAACTTGGGTCTAACTTATATGCAGCTAGTCGTTTATCATACGCATCAGGTTGATATCCTGCTGGAGTTGGTAGTTTTGGTTTAGGCATAGCACCTAATAGACCCATACCTGCACCAAGTACTGTACCCTTATTTGCCATTGCAAAATCCCATGCTTTTGATGGGTCTGATACTAGATTAGATACACCTTGCCCTGCATTACTTAGGGTATTTGTTAGATTACCCATAGAGTCCATACCTAAACCTTTTTGGTACTTGAGGTAGTCTGATGGGCTATAAGGGTTACCTGTATATCCTGATACTTGAGAACCTGATGGATATAAGCTATTTACTCCGTTCATACTAGTAGGGCTTAATCCTGCATTTGCTGCTGCTAATTGTTCTTTAGCCAGTTGACTACCCACATCTTCTGCTGCAGTAGCTCCAGTAACTGCATTACCTGCAAAATTAGGATAGGCACCATTAGCCACAGCTTGAGGAACTTGAGTAGCTAAAGTACTTGCATCAGCACCTACAGCACCCGCAACACCTGCTTGGCTTCCAGCTTGACCTGTAGTCCAATATGGAGATGCACTTTCAGCTGTCGTTAGTGGAACCCCAGATGCTGGAACTGCTGACTCAACAACCCCAGAAGTAGTCTCAGGAACTGCTCCAGCAGTAGTTAATGGAGTAGAACCCGCCGCTGCAAGACCATTAACAAGATTCATCCCGCTCCAAGCGCCTAGACCCGAAGATAACCCACTCATTAAACTACCTGATTGAGCATACCCCAGACCACCTGCAACAGCTGCACCAATAAATGGATTGCCTGTAGCAATACCTACGCCTACACCTAATACAGTAGGAAGTAAATTACTTAAAAAACCAGCTTCAGGAAGTCCTGTAGTAGGGTTAATAGTTAAAGAACCACCATGAGCCTCAGCAAGCTGTTGTAAACCCTTTAGTTCACCAGGGGTCATGTGAACTAGTTCGGTGTCTTCCCCACGTCCATGGGTTTTTAAGTGTTCAGCTGCGAGTTGTAAACTCATAATTTAAATCCTTGTTTATTTATGCTAATAATATCATTTATAGTGCTGTGTTAGCAATTAAAATACCTTCTACCCCTACACCTACAGCTGATGTTCCAGAGGCTGGATTACCTGAAATTTGCCATTGAATATCTGTTTTAGCTGCATATCCACGTGGAGCAATTCTAACTGTTTGATATTCTGTTACAAATGGAGCTTGTAATAAAACCTGAATTAACCCTGTAGATGAT